CTGCGTTTTAGGAACGGAGATTACCTTAACGGGAATCTCCGCATCGGGTTCGAGGAAGTCCACGTCTGCCAATCTCTCATAATATGAGGCATTGGGCAAGAGAAAGTCAACCGAATGGAAGACTTTATCTAGACGCATAGGCCAGGATGTGTGCGAAAACTTACGGTTACCTTTAAGACCGTCAGCCGTCGCACCTGGACCATGACTTGGAATGAGTTCATCACAATTCTGGACCTTTTTATCCAGATCGTAAAGAACACGACCAAGCACGATGTTAGAAACACGTATAAACTGACTCCTCAGTTGAGGGGTCAAACGTGAATCAGCATCGCGGACTTCCTTCTCACACTGGATGAAACCAGACATTGCTGCGCGTTCCCTCTGACTATTTGTGAGAAGGAACATCTTGCTATCAATCAACGTCAATTGACGAATAGCACGAATTGCAAAAATGTTCGGTTCATCCAGCAACCGACCAGTATTTGAGTCAAATACGAGACTGAGGAAACCCTGTAGAAATACAGGGAGACCAGATCTCCAAGTAAAACCTTGGAAATCCTGTCGGTCTACGCAGACTTGGTCGAGACTTCTTTCGAAGTCTTTTCCAAACTGCGGAAGGGTTATCGTCAAAAACGATGTCCCTTCGCACTTGACTCGCTCAGAGACAGTTTTGCTGTCTCTGGTGGTGCTAGTGCAGCATCCACTCGCCAAATCTTTGGCGAGTATTTTCCAGAGTGACGTTAGGCTTTTCATTAGCCCTCCTTAATAGGGGGTAGCTAAATCCATAGCCTAACGGGCCTGCTCCCCAACTGATGGCCAAAAACCATCAGGCCGATCTAAAATCAGAACATGACAATAGATCGCTGGGGATCACTCACTGAGACCTAACTCTCACCACCAAGAAGCTTGGTGATGAGGAGGTCGGAGGAAGCCGTCATAGCGGACCGAAGGCCCGTGTAGACAGCCGTCTCCTCAGCGACCGAGTAACCCACCGCGGGAAGGTCAAAGACCATGTAAACTGACATGGACTGTTTGACATTCGTCGCGGGAAGGTAAACATCGGCGCTGATCTTCGAGTGATCGAGTCGCAGAACTCGTCGAGTCCTCTTCCCAATCTGGGAAGAGGCGGCGAGAGTCACAAG